CGTACATCACCATTAAGAACTTTAAGCTCATTATTGTTGTCAGCGTGCTCATAATAGTCAAGCACTAACTTGCCACTTTCATCTAGGTAATGATCACAAACAGTATCAACATAGTCTGCATGCCAAGGGTTCTCAGGCGTATAGCGTTTGCTGAGATACCTAGTTACCATACGGCTTAGTGTCTTTTGGCGAGTAACAGGGTGTGTGTTAGTTTGTACATTGATAACATTTTCTGCCTCGACAATAACTGGATAAGGCTTAATCATATCTCGTTCTTCAGGAGACATCATGTCATATTCTTGTTCTGTGACATTGGGGTAATCAACATATACCCATGCACGAGAAGTTTGTAGTTCTTCCCAAAGAGCATTATCTAGAAAGTTAAACAAAGAAGAGCCATCAAGAGTAAAGTTATTCTTTAACCAGTCATAAGCATCTTCTGGAAGTTCTTCTGGAAGTTTTAAGTGAGAGTCTTTTCTCAACAAAGCACTAATAAGCACCTTACAGTACTGAGCGGTTAAGCCTGGGAGTTCTGCTTCTGACTTATAAAAGTCATACTGTGCCTGATTCATGCTAGGAGAAAAAGGAATTAGTAAGTTTGTGTAATCTTTTTCAAGATATTCATCGTGTGCCTTAACGTTCTCTTCACCTTGCAAAACAGCCCTAGACTTTTTCCATAAAGGTTTAAGAGAATGATAGCTATCACTAGGATCAGCAACTGATTTTTTAATTGCCTTAGTTGGCTTGGTTAGTTGTGCCATTTAAAGTTCCTTTACCATTTGACTTTATTCGCCCAATAAGCGGCGCTCATTTTGCCTTTGTCAATATTTTTCTGATGGCGAGCTTTCCAAGCTAAACGTCTTTTACGATAAGCCTCAGATTCACCCTCTTTCTTAGGAGAACCTTTGGCCCCTTGAGAACCAAACCTAATTGTTTTAATTGTATCACCAGACTTAGCTACAACAATATGCGACTTAGTCGGATGTCCTGGAGTACGTTTTGGCTTATTATAACCAGATACACCAGCACGAGTTAATCGTGAATCTTTACCTTTAGCCATTACGACTCCTCTAATAGTATAGTTAAGGTATATACCTAAATATATACTTAAAGTATATTATTAACCCTAGCGGTTATTCTTAAACGTCAGGTATTATAGGGAGAGGTGTAAAACCCCTCCCCAGAGACAATAAGCCCCTATGATAAGGGACTAGCAGGAATAATCCTGTCCCTCTGTTAAACCTTTATTCTTAAACGTCAGGTATTTGTTTCTGTTATTTTTTGCCGAAAAACTTAGCAGCAGACCTGACACCAAAGCTAGCACTAACAATTACACCAAGGGTATATTGATACCACGATGGCATTACTTCAAGTGCTAAAAACCCTTGTTCTACAATGACTCTACCCCAGTCACCAAAGAAAGCTAGAATCAAAGGAACAGAAAAAAGTAGAGTTAACCACTCATCTTTCCAGCTATCCCTTGAGCCTTCTGCCATAACTCTTTCCCATTCGGCTTCAGAGGTAGCGGCAGACTTCATTATGGTGGCCTTAGCTTCAGCTTCGACTAGTTTTAGGTTAGTAGCAGCGGCTTGTGCGCTTGCTTTACCTTTAAGCCAACCACCTGCTAGTTCGGCAATTGGGCCGATTAACGCTTGTATCATTTGGAATACTTCTCCTCATGCACTACCGCCATAGGGGTTACTGTAGTCTTAGATTCTTTACCCATCCATATACCAAAACAACCTGTTAAGGCTCCCATACAAACAGAAACCAATCCGCTCTGTTGCACAGTGGGGTCTGGGAGTGCCATATACCAATGGACTGCCTGATATGTCAAAACTGTTACTGCTAACATCATTAATCTGGGAATGACTTTCCAATCATCGACTATAGTTTGTGCCATTTTGTTTACCTTAGATAAGTTCAAAGTGCGGCCCATCTATAAATGGTCTACGCCCTTGTGAACGTCTAAGATCGATATAGGCCATCATAGCATCCTCAGAGGATCCTGGATAGTCCCGAATATCACCTTCTGACCAAGCGGCACCCCACTTAATTGCCACCCCTAGCTCCTTTGCAGCGGCTTTCATAGCGTCACAGAGGTCATCATAGACGTTGAGTTCCCAACATCCTTTACCGTCTACATACGCCATAAGATCTACTGCACGACCTTCTAGGTGTTTTGATTTCATTGTTTGAGACTTTCCTGCAGCAACAAGCTTTTCTTGTTCTTCTACGGTACGCATACCATAGACTACACCAAAGTCTACTTTAGTTAGTTCAATAGCTCGTTTTACAACGGCTACAAGACTAGGGTCAACGCCCTCTAGTTTTCCTAGAGAGCGCTGGCTTAGTTTATAACTCATAATAATATTTCTCCTTACTGTGGTGGTAGAGGCCACAAAGGGGCTTCTAAATCCGTTATTGATTCTGTTATATTTCTGAGGGCCGTTCTGTAAGCTTGCCATTCTAATTTCTTTGATTCCGATAGCGGACAATGAGGGAGATCCGTCCAGTCTGAATTAGATAACAAATTGTTACGCCTACCCCTCAAATCATTTAATAATTTTTCATTATAGATATTTAGCGCTTCATTAGCCGCAGGTACAACACTACCATTAACAAGCATTGTATTGCCGCTATAATGAGAGTTAATTACTTGTTGATTAGTCGCTAATACAGGAACGTCATTTTCAAAAGTACAAGTTGCAGTGCCCAACCAGTACCCGTCTGAGTCGTATATCGTATATTCCATATTATGCCTTAAATGTTATAAGTGAACAGGCTACCTTGTATTGCAGAGTCCCGCCATTACCAAGAGATACATTAAATCCCATACTACCACTTGTAGAAGTTGCCGTAGCTGTACAGGTGTTTGAGTAAAAGGCTGTATTTTCAGTAAACCCACCAATGCTTTGGGTGTGAGCTAGAGTTACGCCAGAACCTGTAGGGGTTAATGCACAACTAGAATTTGCTCTTGAGTTCTGGAATGTTCCATGGATTACACAAAGCATACTCGATCCAGTACTCACCCCGCTGAAAGAAACATTTACACCTAGAGTTTGGTTAGTACTGCTTTGTGATGCTGTAGTTCCAGCAACCCCGATACCGGGCAATCTTGCAATATTTAGAGTACCCGCATTAATTTGAGTAGCGTTAACACTACCTGCATAAACATAATTGGCAGCAATACTATCTGCTGTTAGAGCCACAGCTTGCCAAGAAGAACCTGTCCAGTAGTAGTTCTTTTGTTGACTAGTATTAAACCAGATATCTCCTACAGCAGAAGCGGTTGGGGTGCTTGACTGGTAATAGCTTTTTATTTTACCAATAGCAGTAGTATAAGCGCTGTTAGCTGTACTAGAGGCGCTATTTGCTGTATTTTGCGCAGTGTTAGCAGTGCTTTGGGCGGTGTTAGCAGTGCTTTGAGCCGTAGAGGCATCACTAACAGCAGTGTTAGCAGTGCTTTGAGCCGTAGAGGCATCACTAACAGCAGTGTTAGC